AATACATCGACATGCTGATCCCACGCGGCGGCGCGGGCCTGCACAAGCTATGCCGCGAGCAGTCGACGATTCCGGTGATCACCGGCGGTATCGGCGTGTGCCATATCGTGGTAGACGACAGCGCTGAGATTGAACCGGCTCTGAAGATTATCGTTAACGCGAAAACCCAGCGTCCAAGCACCTGTAACACCGTAGAAACGCTGCTGGTGCATCAGGATATTGCGAACACCTTCCTGCCGGCCCTGAGCAAACAGATGGCAGGGAGCGGCGTGACGCTGCATGCTGACGCCAACGCGCTCGCACTGCTTCAGAATGGCCCGGCTAACGTTGTTCCCGTCAAAGCGGAGCAGTACGACGATGAGTTCCTGTCCCTGGATCTGAACGTGAAAATCGTTGCCGATCTCGACGACGCCATTGCGCACATTCGTGAACACGGCACGCAGCATTCTGACGCGATCCTGACGCGCACCCTGCGCAATGCCGATCGCTTTGTGAACGAGGTGGATTCCTCTGCGGTCTATGTGAATGCCTCCACCCGCTTTACCGACGGCGGCCAGTTCGGCCTCGGCGCTGAAGTGGCGGTCAGCACGCAGAAACTGCACGCGCGCGGTCCGATGGGGCTGGAAGCGCTGACCACGTACAAGTGGATCGGCTTCGGTGACGATACGATTCGTGCGTAAATAATCACGGGTGATGCAAAAATAGCCGTTTGATTCAAAAGGGCATTGACGCATCACCCGGATAGATCTAACCTTTTGCCCCGTGGTTACACTCGTAACCGGCCTCTCAGGGCCGATATAGCTCAGTTGGTAGAGCAGCGCATTCGTAATGCGAAGGTCGTAGGTTCGACTCCTATTATCGGCACCACCCTAACTTCCTCAAACGTCCGTAACCATCCATAACATCTCTGATTTATAAGGTTTTTACTGCATCTTTAATCCGTGTTAGTCCATAACCATCCAGTAGAATCCGGTACTAAATGTGTATAGGATTGTGTATATGTTCCTGTTCGGTCTTGGATTCCTATACACATGCCTTTAAACGATATGCAAATTCGACGCGCTAAGCCTGAAGATAAACCCTATACGCTTGGGGATGGTCAAGGCTTGTCATTGCTTATAGAACCCAATGGGAGCAAGAGCTGGCGGTTTCGTTATCGCTATGCCGGTAAACCCAAAATGATCTCGCTTGGTGTTTACCCAACTATCACCCTTGCCGATGCTCGTTCCCGTCGTGATGAAGCTCGAAAACTTGTGGCAGAAGGAAAGAACCCTAGTGAGGTTCGAAAAGATCAAAAGCTAGCTCTGCAAACAGAGTCAGAGAACGCCTTCGAAAAGATAGCCAGAGAGTGGCATCAGCTTAAATCTGCTAAATGGTCAGTGGGATATGCATCAGACATCATGGAAGCGTTTAAGAATGACATTTTCCCTTATGTCGGAACAAGGCCAGTGGGAGAGATTAAACCGCTAGAGTTGCTGAACGTACTGCGTAAAATTGAGAAACGTGGTGCGTTGGAGAAAATGCGCAAAGTGCGGCAGCGTTGCTCCGAAGTGTTTCGCTACGCAATTGCAACGGGTAGGGCGGAGTACAATCCTGCGGCTGATCTCTCCAGCGCTCTCGAAGTACACCAATCCAATCATTTCCCATTCCTAAAAGCTGATGAGATACCTGATTTTTTGCGCGCCTTAGAGGGTTACTCCGGGAGTAAGCTTGTTCAGATTGCAACGAAATTACTGATGATTACGGGCGTGAGAACCATCGAATTACGCGCGGCATTATGGCAAGAATTTGATCTGGATAACGCTATTTGGGAAATTCCTGCTGAAAGGATGAAAATGCGTAGGCCACATCTTGTACCATTATCGACTCAAGCGTTAAATTTACTCCATGAACTCAAAGTCATGACAGGGAACTATCGTTATGTTTTTCCGGGGCGGAATGATCCGAACAAACCTATGAGTGAAGCTAGTGTTAATCAATTAATCAAGCGAATTGGCTATGTTGGGAGAGTGACTGGTCATGGCTTTCGGCATACTTTTTCTACTATCCTTCACGATCATGATTTTGATACTGCTTGGATTGAGCTTCAATTGGCCCATGTTGACAAAAATCCAATCAGAGGTACTTATAACCATGCTCAATATCTCATTGGTAGAAAAAAAATGATGCAATGGTATTCTGATTTTATATTTAAGGGATGAAAAGCATATGTTTATTAAGACCCTCTCGGTAAGAAATTTTAGAAATTTTAAGGCAACGTCTCTTTCCTTCAAAAAAGAATGCGTCAATACAATTGTAGGTGAAAATTCATCGGGGAAAACAAATGTCTTTGAGGCGATGAGACTTATACTTGACGATACCTTGCCATATTATAAGCGATATCTTGTAGAAAATGACTTTCATCGAGGGTTAGGGACAGCGTTTGGTCATTGGGTTATAATTAGTTTGGAGTTTGATGAAATAGGTGGGGATGAAGAGTCAGAGTTACTATGTCAATTAAATACTACCGTTAATGGTGGTGGGACAGGGCGAATAACTTATATTTACAGACCGCAGTTTTACATCAGAGAACAACTTTTCAATTTAAATGATATTGAAGATCTTGATGAGCGTAGACGCGCATATAACATACTGAAAGAACAATATTCGATTGATAAGACCACGTATGAATCCTTAGTGTTATGTCAAGGTACAGCAGATTTTAGCGATGATGGATTATACTCTCATGTGGTTGGTGATTTTAATGATTTTTTATTCCCTGACCCAAAGTTAGAGCGGATTGATTTAATAGGTAATAGACAACGTGGGTATAATATTCAGGATAATATCAGTTGTACTTATGCTCGTGCTTTGAGAGATGTGGTAAGTGAACTTAAGAATAATCGATTCAACCCATTCCAAAAGCTTTTAGAATATGTTTCTAAAGGAATTGATAATGATGACGCATTGAGCGAAAACATCAAGAACGTGAATGACAGAATATCATCGATTGAAGAGGTTAAGAGGCTTTCTGAGGGCATATTATTATCAATAACTAATGCTGTTGGTACCACTTACTCGCCAGTTTTGAATGTTACATCTGAATTGCCCTGTGAGCTAAAAGAGTTGGTAAAGGTTCTTCAACTCAAGGCAGGCGACTCTCTTTGTGAAGGATATGTATCAGAGCTATCAGAGATGAGTCTTGGTGGCGCTAATTTAATATATTTAGCTTTGAAATTGTATGAGTACGAAGAAGGTATCAGTAAAAACCTCTTAGCTAATTTTTTAATAATTGAAGAGCCTGAGGCTCATATTCATACGCACATACAAAAATCTTTATTTAGCAATCTGAAAAATAATAAAACGCAAGTTTTTATATCTACTCATTCAACTCATATATCATCAGTATCAAATATATCCACTACAAATGTGCTTGTAAAAAATGGTCTTGAAACAATTTCTTGCTCTCCATCTAACGGATTGGAAAAAGAGAAAATTAATCGCATTGAAAGATTCCTTGATGCCATAAGAACAGATATTCTCTTTGCCAAGAATGTTATTCTAATTGAAGGTGATGCTGAAGAAATATTAATACCTCATCTCGTTAAAAATAGTTTCGGCATTACACTTGACGAACTTGGTATATCCTTGATATCTGTGCGGGGTACTGGGTTTGAATTACTATCATCTTTATTTCACTCAGACCGAATTAAAAAGAAATGTGCAATTTTGACCGATGACGACATAAATTTGTATGGAGATAATAAGCCTGATTATTTATCTCAAGATGATTATAATAAAGCTGTGAACTCAGCAGAGTCTGGTGTCGCTCGTAAAGTAATTTTGGATGAAATAGTTAGAAATAACGCTTTTATTCGTGCCTATTTTTCTAAGTATACTTTCGAAATTGATTTAGTGCTATCAGGCGCCGTAAGATACTTTGATGCGATAGCCGCTGAGTCATTTGAGAAAAAAGCATATTACACACCATACCAAGAAGCATTCCAATCCTCTGATAGACAAAAAATAGGCTGCTACGCTTTAAAGTTAGCTAATAAGCATAAAAAAGGTTGGTTTGCAATGATGCTTGTTGACAAGCTTGATGCAGATTTTCCTATCCCTAAGGCACTCTGTCAGTCGTTAGGGTTCACTGGCGATTTTAATAAATTCACTCTAGCTAAGATGGTTCGATATCGTAGTGAGGTTATTAAGAATAAAGATGGGTCTGATTTATTAAATAATATATTGGGACAGGATGATTTAGCATTTATTATAGATAACATAGATGCTGCTTTGGACATATTTAAAGCACATTACCCTAACGATCCTTTAACTTCTTTGCTTGAGGTTCATCATGGATGATCAAAAGAGGCAATTAATTAATATTAAAGACAATCTATTGGTCAGCGCCTGCCCTGGGGCTGGTAAAACGAAACTATTGATTGGTATGTTAGAGGATAACTTATATCGAAATGAAGGTTTTCGTTGGCATATTGTGTTAACTCACACTAACGCAGCAGCTGATGAGATCTCTAGCAGGATAGATAATCTAAGTATAGAGGTAGATAGAGTTTGGTGCGGGACTATTCATTCTTTTCTTTTAGAGTGGGTTGTTAAAAAGTATGCTGGAGCTATATCAAGATTAAAAGATGGATTTTCTTTACTTTCAGAATATAAACAAAGAAAAATAATCCAGAGCATAGAAAGTGAAAAAAAGCTAGGAGTAAGAATACGTTATAATTGTGATGAGCAAGGTAACGCATTTGTAGAACCTTATTGCCATTCGTTAGATGATAAGCACAAGGAGTTACTTGTAATTCAGGAGTATAATGCCTTCAAGGAAAATAATAGACTGATTGATTTTGATGATATTATTAAGCTTAGTGTGGAATTTCTTGAAAACAATCAAAACATATGCGAGCATCTTTCCAAGTTAATTGGTAATATTTATTTGGATGAATCACAAGATACAAGTCTGATTCAGCTTAAAGCATTGTCATATATAACTAGGTATAATCGCGTCTCAGTATTTATTGTTGGTGATAATGACCAAGCTATTTATCAAGATCTTGGCGTTTCTATAAAGGATAAAGATATAATTAAATCTGAGCTGCAATTATCTGAATTAAAGCATGAAACTTTGTCTGGATGCTATCGATCTTCTGAATTACTGGTTAAATATTATAAGAAATATTCTGCTTCGAGAAATGATGTTACTTCTCTGCGTGAATTTGAGGGGAAGTCTCCAATAATCAAAGATATTTCTCAAGATGAATTGCCACAAAGGGTGTTTAATTTAATAAATCAATACCAAGCAAAATACAATAGCGTTTCCGGTATTGCTATTATAGGGCCTGATAAGTACTATCTTATGGCACTAATAAATGCTTTATATGACCTTTCAGAAAACTTCGTTTATGATTTTCAATCAACAAATCCCCTATATTGTGCTAGGAATACTGTATTTTACGAGTTGATAAGTTTGGTTGTTTTGGATGTAAATGTTATTAACTACCAAAGAAGAAGTTCTCTTGCAAGGAAAATTGTTGATTCCGTTCCTGAATTGAGTCATTTGACACCATTACAACTTAAGCGTGATTTAAAGGAGTTTCAGTCAGTAAAAAATAATTTTATATTGTGGTTGAGGGAGTTATATGATTTTTTAGAAATAAAGTATCAAAAATCCATTAAACTTGAGACAGATTACAAAATATGTAATGCAGCGGCTTCTGTGGCAAAAATCAGGGCTGGTATGGGCGCAATTAGTAAGATGATTAACAAAGACAAAAATGTTGTCTCTGTATCTACTATACATGGTTCGAAGGGTGAGGAATATGATTATGTAATCTCTATTGGGTATCATGATCAGGTGGTGCCTCATCAATCATCTTTTGAAAAAGGAAATGAATATGCTCGCGATATTGCTAATAGATTAATGTACGTGGCTTTTTCTAGAGCTAAGGATTATATGAATATATTTATAGATGATCGAAGAAAAGTTAGTCCTTTCTTTATTAGAGAACCTGACTAAAAATATTAGAATAAGACACTTGGGTTGTAAAAATGCCAGCAGGTACAAAAAGGAATTTATTACGCTTTTACCCCAAATGGCGCGCTCGTAGCCCCGCCACGCCTGCCCGCTTTATGGAGTGGTTTTCATGCAGTTGCATGATAGGCTCTTAACCGCGCCTTATCTGGCCTGAGAAGTAAAAATGCAAGTGCATAAAGTCATGCGATTTCATGCAGTATAGACATGCACTCAGGCTACAGACATCAAAAAACCCGGCACTGGCCGGGCTTAAGTGATCTTTTCTGTTCAGGTCAGAACAGCTTTCTTTTTTTTCTGTCGTCATGTGATCCTGATATTGGTGCTGAACCGGTCAGACTCATCACGTCGTCCCGGAATCTCAACGGCAATATTTCATTCGTCCACTTCAGCATTAGATCCAGGATAAATTCACGATACAACGTATCTGCATCATTTGTCCCTTCAATAATGCCCGGTATATGCGCTGAGCTATTCCGCTCAAATTGACTGTACTTCATCCTGAGCAGGCTGCTCAACTCGGCACCGTGGAAAATAAAAAAGTCTCGTAAAAGCTCATCGATACGCTCCTCAGTGATGCCATGATGGCAGTTCACATAGGCGTTTGCCTTACGTGCGGTCGCGTCAGCCATTACCGGCAGCAGCTCTTCTTTTTCAGTAATCAGCCCGGCCAGTTCTGTGGCTGTTTCCTGTTGTTCCAGATACTCAGCTCGAAGAGCTTTCATCTCCGGTGTTACGATGCCGCCGCTCTGGTTAAGCAATTCCCTGAACTGCGCCCTATTGTCTTTGCTGGCCTGCTCAGTTTCGGTCTGTTGCTGGCGCAGAGCCCTGAGGTTCTCAATGGCTGCTTCTTCGGCCTGTCTGGTCCCCACCCAGGCCTGCATTTTTTGGTAAAGGTCGATAATTCGGGACTGCCAGTCGGAGGAAAGGCTTTTTGTCAGTTTTTCCGTCTCGCGGGCTATTTCATTTGCAGGCAACCGCATGAGCCAATCCGCATCCTGAAGCGGTTTTTTTGCCCTCGCGAGGAGTGTTACTACGTGTCCGGTTGCGGCCTGAATCTGGTTTTCCGTCAATTGTTGTTCTGTCATATTTTTGTTCCTCCCCAATTTATTGTGCATGACGGTCTTTAAGGGTACAGGCTGAACCGTAGCGGCCCAGTGTATGCGGCTGACGTACAAGAGAATCGCTCTGTGATTCAGGCTCAGGCGCCACTGGTTTATGGGGCTTCATAATTATCGTGTCCACACTTTCCAGGGCAGTAAATGTGCAGGAGCATTCAAGATTCTGGCACTGATACCATGAGCGTTTAACCGATGGAGCTTCATAGGCGCTGGTTCTGGCGTGTGCGACCGTGCCACATTCAGGACACTTCAGGGCCATATCAATACCCTCCTTTTTCATTAAGCCTGTTGAGGCGGGCCAGAAAAACTTTATGTTTTGCCGGGGTGAAAATGGCTGAAGCATCAGCTCGCATTGATGCATCCACCGTTAATCCGGTTTCGTCGATAACGCTGTTATATGCTGCTGAAATTACAGGAGTACGGATTTCGGTTTGTCGGACTACAGCGGCGCGTAATATTTTCATTGCCGCCTCAAGCCCATATGGTGCGCAAAGAAAAGGAGCCAGAGCGTCAGTGAGTGCATCACCATGCTCGCTCATGAAGTTTTCAGTTGCGCTTGTAACACAGCTTTCCAGCACAATCTGGTGAGCATAAAGACCGTCCCGGGCGGCGCAGTTAATCTGCCATTCGAGGAGTGTAAGACGCTCACGAAGATTCTCAAGCTGGCTGGCATATGCTGCCGGTTTTTCTTCAGTATCCAGCAGAGCCGCCAGACGAAGCTGGCTGGTACTTTGCACATTACGTAGTGTCAGCCAGCTTTTTATCGCCGCGCGGTAGTCGTTGAGAGCTTCCTGAGTAATGTTTCCAGTATTCATCCCTTCTCGTCCCCTTTAACCATGTCACGCTGTTTAAGCATCCGGGAACGTGCTGCAGGGCTGGGTGATTGTCTGGCATCCCGGATGGCTTTATCGTCCGCATAAATGCTGATCCCCGGCAGGGCAATATCATCTGTTGAAGATACGTTACAGGACAGTGCCGGAGTGGTGAGTTGCTCGCTGATAAATTGCTTCAGCACACTTTCGGGGTCGTTTACGGTATGAACTACGCCGATAACGGAAGAAGCGCTTTGCCCCAGAGTCATTTTCAGCAATCCAAGGATCTGAATAAGTTTCTGGCCGTGTTCCTTCATAAACTCATTCCAGAGCCACACTGCATGAGTTTCAATCAGCCGGTTATGTTCGCTGATGTAGCGGTTTGCAGCATCCGCAGTTTTCCAGGGCAGGAATTCATTTTCTGCGGCGTGAGCTGCAATCAAATCTTCGAACTCATCCAGCGTTTCGCGTCCCAGGGCGATTTCTGCCCGCAGTTTTTTCATTCGTGGCGTCATATTCCCCTGATTCTCACGAAACAGGTTTCGCCATTCATCATTAAGCGCCTGCGTCTCCGTTTTTGTATCTTCCTGACGTTTACGGATAGTTTCAGTCATTGCAGCGGCTTCGGTTTGTTTTCGCCGTTCTTCCTGCCAGACAGCTTTTGCTGCCTTAACGTTTTCCACCGCTTCGCGAATTTTCGGCGGGAGGGTGGGGGTAATGTTTGCATCAGAGATCTGGTTAACAGTTGTCATGGCTGCTCCGGTAGTGTTTTGTTGTTGTGTCAATTGTGCCGGGGTCCATACAAGCGCACTACCGAGGAGGATTGTGTCAGTGACTAAACAATGACCTTGTTCTGGCTAGCCAGAGAAAGGTGTCATGTCTGATCTACATGCTTCCTTTAATACATACTATTCACTACTGTTCACTTCAATAAAAATATAGTAAATACATGTGGTTAAGTGGTGTAGTGTTTTAATCAAAGTGGTCATCTACTGTTCATGACTGTTCACAGAGATAAAATTAAACTTATATTTCTTTTTCATATAAGTCGCGATATTTATTTCAGTTTATTACTGGATCTTTTCTCCTCACCAATATTCACCCGTATTCAACACTATTCTATGTAAAGAATAAAAGATGTCTTATGTCTGTTTAATAATTGAACATTCAACCTCCCTGCACTCTGTTGCATTTCAGGAAAATATTCATAAAAATGAATTTGTCTGATGCTCATTAAACACATCCGGATACATGCGGAAGGAAGAGGATAATTTAATTTCTTTAGTCATTGACTTGATTGATACATATGATGAGCTGTTTATTTTTGGCCGTTTTTGGCTCTTTTATTAATCAGGTGTTGTCTTCTTACTTATGATGTAACGCCCGGAATGATATGGTCTGGTTCAGACTTGAGCTGTGATCCTGCTTGGTGTAATAGACTTTTTTATTCTTGATGCTCCTTATTATATTCCATAAAGGAATGGTTTGTTTTTGTCCGTTTCATACGGTTTTTAGCTGTTTTATTTTTTGCGAAATCAACATTTCACTCCAAATAAATAAAGCATGCGCGAGCCGCTTATATAAACATAATAAGGCGCTACCTGAATCCGGATGGAATTGCCCGGACTGTTGTAAACATATTAGAGAGGTAGCCAGATGAATAGTATTTTCGTTTCCACCCCGGCACCAGCTGCTCCGGTGCTCCCGGTTCCGGCTCAGCATGAGCGCTTCATACGATTACCTGAAGTGATGCACCTTTGCGGGCTTTCCCGTTCAACCATCTACGACCTTATCAGCCGCGATGCCTTCCCGCAGCAGATCTCCCTGGGTGGGAAAAATGTTGCCTGGGTACAGTCGGAGGTCAGTGCATGGATGGCGGCGCGAATTGCTGCCCGTGAGCAAGGAGGCCATGCGTGAAACTAGCTTTGCAGTCTGATCTCCTTTTTTCTGGCTTGCGTCCTGATATCTTTTCCAGGTATAGTTTTCCCGCTGCCGCAAAATCGGCTGCCGGGCGTAGGAACCCGAGTTACTTATTGGCGACACTAGACGCGCCGTGCGTCTTTTTTTACGTCGTTGCTCAGGCACACCCATTTTTCGGGCTGCGGTGCTTATACCTTAGCCCCTTTCAGATAATGGTGGTCCGGGCGGGGCAGCCTTCGGGCTGGCCGGTTTCCAATAAGGCCGGTATTCCTACCCCCGTTCGGGCCACCACCCATGAGCGTAGGAACTCCGGTGGTGGCATTTACCGCTACTTATTGGAGGTTGCCCTTATGGCTACGATCCTCGCCCCATCACATCCTCAATTTATATTTGTTTTTGCCGCCGTTCGTCGTGCAGAACGTAAACCACGTATCAGTATGCTGCGTATCGTCGCCAGCAATGAGCATCATGCACGTCTTTCACTGGTCCATGAGTATGTGCTTTGCCTTGCTGCTCGCCTGCCTGTCCGGGAGGTGATCTAATGAATCACGCCGCAATCTCTTATGACGATATTGTCCGCCTGAAGCATCTTCGTAACGTGGGAGAGTTTGTCACCGGAATGGCTGTTCTTCAGGATTGCTACGAAAAACCTGCCGGTGTTCAATGTGAGCAACTGGTTTCCCTGATTTATCTGATGACAGAGCAGCTTGATGGCGTGGTACAGCGTTGCCAGGATGACCTGATGAACATGGAGGTGGTGCAATGAAATCACGCACTCTTTCCCTTTCACTTCGGGTAGCGTTGTATCGCCGCGCGGTAGCCTGCGCATGGCTGAGTGCCTGCCATCAGCAAAACCGCCACCTGCAGCTCACTCTGGATGAAATTGAAACTGCTATTGCCCGTGAGCTTGAAGGATTTTATCTGCGACAGCACGGGCAAACAAAAGGCATGGAAATCGCCTGCGCCCTGCTTTCAGACCTGATGGAATCCGGCCCTCTAATGTCCTGTCCCGCGCTCTCCCAGCTCGGAATAGCCGTAATGGATGAGTTATGCGTCCGTCACATCAAAAAGCCGGTTTTACACTGAGGGAGAACTGCATCATGTCAGGAATGAAAGTCAGTCAGGCCGTGAAGGCTGCCCGCGGTCACTGGGCTCAGATTCTGCCAGCGCTGGGCGTGAATATATTGAAAAATCGCCATCAGCCTTGTCCGGTCTGTGGCGGTAAAGATCGTTTTCGCTTCGACGATCAGGAAGGACGCGGAACATGGTTCTGCAATCAGTGCGGAGCCGGGGATGGTTTAGCGCTTGTCACCAGGGCACTGAATGTGGATATCAGTGAAGCAGCTGACAGGATACATGGACTGACACATGATCTGTCTATAGCTAATTCCGAAGTCAGGACGTTAACCGCCGATACCGATAGCGGAAAAGATGCAGCGGCAGCACTTGCCGCGCGACTGCTGCAAGCCTCGCGTGAATCTGCCGGAAATACTTATCTTACACATAAAGGTTTCCCGAAACATATTTGCCATGAGCTGACTTCAGCTCATAAAACCGGTGGGGTGATGTTCCGCCCCGGTGATTTGATCGTCCCGCTCTATAATGCTGACGGGGAGCTGGTGAATATTCAGCTTATCAGTGGCAATGGTAGCAAGTGTTTTCTTAAAGGAGGTCAGGTTAAGGAGGCCTATCATCTGATAGAAGGGGGCGGGAGTTCAGTAAGAAGGATGTGGATTACGGAAGGCTACGCCACGGCGCTTACCATTCATCATCTGACAGGAGAAGCCGTCATGGTGGCATTTTCGGCGGTCAACTTTCTTTCTCTGGCCAGCGTTGCCCATAACAAGTATCCGGGGTATCAGCTAATTATTGCAGCGGACCGAGATCTGAATGGTTCAGGCCAGAACAGGGCTGAAGCTGCTGCAAAAGCGTGTCAGTGTGACATTGTGCTGCCACCGGTTTTTGGTGACTGGAATGATGCGCTTGCCCATTACGGAGAGGAATCCACCCGGAAGGCAATTCTTGAGGCTTTGAGGCCACCTAACGCCAGTCCTTTCGACACGATGAGTGAAGCAGAATTCACAACGATGAGTGTCAGCGAAAAAGCTCAGAGGGTTCGGGAGCATTACAGGGATGCGCTGGCGGTTGATCCGAACGGTCAGCTTTTATCCCGCTATGAGTCTGGAGCGTGGAAAGTGATTTCTCAGTCTGATTTTGCCCGAGATGTCGCAGCCCTTTTCCAACGCCTCGGTGCACCGTTTTCCTCAGGAAAAATTGCCTCACTGGTGGAAACATTAAAGTTAATTGTTCCGCAGCAGCAAAATCCGGCACGTCATCTGATCGGTTTTCGTAATGGCGTCCTCGATACGCGAACAGGGCTGTTTAGTCCGCACTGTAAAGAGAACTGGCTGCGAACCCTGTGTGAAGTTGATTTCACGCCACCGGTAAATGGGGAAACGCTTGAAACTCATGCCCCGGCATTCTGGCGCTGGCTGGACAGGGCAGCCGGGCGCAAGCCAGCAAAACGCGACATTATTCTCGCAGCGCTGTTTATGGTGCTGGCGAACCGCTATGACTGGCAGTTCTTTCTGGAAGTGACTGGCCCTGGCGGAAGTGGCAAAAGTATCCTTGCTGAAATTGCAACGATGCTTGCAGGAGAGGATAACGCCACCTCAGCGACAATTGAAACTCTGGAGTCCCCTCGAGAACGTGCGGCTCTGATCGGTTTTTCTCTTATTCGCCTGCCTGATCAGGAGAAGTGGAGTGGCGATGGCGCCGGGCTTAAGGCTATAACCGGTGGCGATGCAGTATCTGTAGACCCCAAATATCAGAATGCTTATTCAACACATATTCCGGCGGTTATCCTGGCCGTAAATAATAATCCTATGCGCTTCACTGATCGCAGTGGTGGTGTGTCCCGCCGGAGAGTTATTCTGCATTTTCCTGAGCAGATAGCACCGGAAGAACGCGATCCGCAGCTAAAAGATAAAATTGCTCAAGAACTTGCTGTGATTGTTCGCCAGCTCATGCAGCGTTTCAGCGATCCGATGAGCGCCAGAACATTGCTTCAGTCGCAGCAGAATTCTGATGAGGCTCTCACCATCAAGCGTGATGCTGATCCAGCATTTGATTTTTGTGGCTATCTTGAGGCATTACCCGACACCAACGGCATGTTTATGGGGAACGCCAATATTGTCCCGCGTCAGCCACGTACATACCTTTACCATGCCTATCTCGTATACATGGAGGCTAATGGCTATAAAAATACCCTCAGCCTGACAATGTTTGGCAAAGGGCTACCAGTTATGCTGAAGGAGTACGGGCTACATTATGAGAAGCGGCGAACTAATCAGGGAATGCAGACTAACCTCACTTTAAAAGAAGAGAGTAATGCAGACTGGCTACCAAAGTGTGATGAGCCAACAATCAAATAATTGCTAATGACCCGGCTTAGGCCGGGTTTTTTATATTCAAAAATGTAGAGTTTACCGTTCACTCATCACCCAAGGGTTAATGCGTATCTTGTTGATTAAATTTAGCTAAGTTGATTGGTGAACAGTGTGTACTGTTTTCTTAAGAAAAAGTATTTGTGGGGGAGGGGTTGTGTTTGAATTTTGAACGCATACGGCGATGTGTATAGCTATGTGTATAGGTATTTTTTTAGATTTAATAAATTTTATAAAAAACAATGAGTTGACTGTTAATATTTGTTCCTATTATCGCACCATATTTTAAAGCAGTCTTTCGACAATCAAATAAACAACATTTGTCCCTTGTGCATCAGGCATTACATTCCTCTGGCAGCTGCGGCAAACCATCACACATCTCCTGCAACTCATTAAACATCCTTGCCACATGGAAACCATCGCACACCGAGTGATGCACCTGCACCGCCATAGGCAACAACACTTTCCCATCCTGCTCGTAGTATTTTCCAAACGTGAACATCGGGGAAAAGAAGTTCTTCATGTGCGCAATGTTCATCGTAAAGTTCGTAAACGTTACCCAGGGAATAGACGAGACGAAAAAGACATTTTCCCGTGACTCTTCCTTCGGCCAGTAAGAAAGGTTATTGCCATAGCGTGCAACGTCTTCTGCATACGTATTCTGGAAGTGCTGAATATTGCCGTCATAGTGGCTCCACAATGACGAAAACGTCTCGGTTTCAGGATGGAAAATGGTATAGCTTGGATGGATTTCATTCCATATAACAAGCTCATTGTCCTTCATGGCCATACGGAATTCCGGATGCCGGTTCATGATTTTAGACAGGAGGAAAATAATCGTCGGGTAAAACTTCCAGCCGACCTCTTTGATATGTTTTCGCAGCGCGGTAATGTCGATCAGAACCGTTTGGTTAATTGTACACTCGGCAAATGACTGGAATACCTCAAAATGCTCTTTCCTTGGCCAACGAGATAAATCAACAGGCGTGTAGTCCGGGACTGTTTTTTTCATTTTATAACCTTTGATTATCAATCGCCTAAAGGGTTTTGGGCCAGCAAAAGCCGCGCAACCATTTCAACCGTATCTAATCTTCCTGTCAATCTCAGCCTGTGGTTTTCCGAACAGGTATCCCTGAACGAGATCGCAGCCAAGCGCCTGAAGACGTTCAAGCTGCGCTTCGGTTTCAACACCTTCCGCAATGACTCGCATATTGAGGCTCTTCGCCATGCCGGTTATCAATTTAACGATATTAAGTGCATCATCCTGCGTGGATATCGGGTTCACGAAGGATTTATCGATTTTAATTTTATCAAAATTCAGTTCACTCAGTCGTGAGAGCGACGAATAACCCGTTCCGAAATCATCGATAGAAATTTTTACACCCAGCGTTCTGAGCTTTTTGAGAATAGTGAGCGGCGTATTGCTGTCGCTGAAGAGCGAAGACTCCGTAACTTCTAACTCAAGTCGGCTGGCCGGAAGTCCTGTCTCCTTCAGGATGGACTGTACCATCGTCGTAAATGATTTCGTGCCCAGCTGAACGGGTGAGACGTTCACAGAGATCCTTGCCGGAACGGCCCAGGAAACCGCTTCCCGGCAGGCAAGCTCAAGCACATTTTTGCCGATTTGGTTGATCATCCCCGTTTTTTCAGCGACAGAAATAAAGTAATCAGGTGACAGTATCCCCTTCACCGGGTGTATCCAGCGAATAAGCGCTTCATAGCCGTAAATTTCATTGCTGAATGAATCGACAATAGGCTGGTAATAAACAACGAACTCATGGTTATCGATCGCCAGTGCCATATCATGTTCAAGAGTTCTGCTTTCCTGCAGCTTTTGCAGCATCCATTGACGGAAGACCTTAATCTGCTGTGAACCCTCTTTTTTGGCTTCGTAGAGCGCCAGATCGGCAAATTTATAAAGATAATCAGAGCGCCGTTCATTATCAGATAACACGATACCCACACAGGTGGCGATTTTTATCAGCTGGTTATTAATCGTATAGGGCTGGCTGATATGTTCGCTGATTTCTTTGGCGCGCGAAACGGCTGCTGTTTCGGTGAGGCCACTGGACAGAAGGGCAAACTCGTCTCCGCCCAAACGGTAAAACGTATCCGTGGCGCTGCTCATTGAGGTGAGTCGTCTGGATACCTGATTCAACAGCAAATCGCCGGCATCATGGCCATAGGTATCGTTGACCTCTTTGAACCGGTCTAAATCAAATAACATCACCGTGACGGGGATGTGGTTTTTATCTGCCTGAAGATTAATTTTGTTGAGGTCGTCCCAGAAGAAAAGACGGTTTTTCATACCGGTGAGGGAGTCATGATAAACATCATACTCCAGCTTCGAGTTCTGAATTTGCAGTTTTTCTTTTGATATCTGAAGCTCGTCAGCAAGGCTTTTAACCTGCATGTGCGCTTTGAGAATGTTTTTATTCTGGTAGATCATTAAGAAACCAAGAATAAAGCTTAATATCACCAGAAGTAATGAAAGTGCGGAATAAATATAGTAAAGGATCTGTATTTTATGGTTGGATTCGTTAACCGTGTTAATATCTTTTGTTAATGCTGTCGCAGAGAGCTGGCTCAGCGGTGCATCGAGAGCATGCATATTTGTCAGGTATGCCTGTAACTCTGGGTGGCTCATGTTTTCAAGATGGCTGTCCAGATAGGTCAATATTTGCTCTAAGCGTAAAGCGAGCTCCTGATGCGTTTTATCGCTGTTAATATAGCGACCTAAATCGCCACCCTTCATTAAATCGCCCTGGCTGAGCATAATTTCGAGACGCATGCGGACCTGGTCTATCGTAACGTCATCGGTATCGGTTGCGTACAGACCAAGCCATGATTCAAAACGGTAATACTCTGATACCAGTTGTGCCACGGACCAGGACTCAGTGTATTGAGTCAGTTTTTGCAATTCCTGCTGTCGATCGTAAACAAGAAATGCAATATATCCTGTCGTGATAAAAAGAGAAAAAATGATACCAACCAGTATCCTGTTCATTATGTTCTCCTGAACGGCTACTCAATCTTCATTTTGCTAACCTGCCATGCTGATCGCGAGTAATAAATCTGATTATTCAACTCAGGAAGACTGTCATAGGGGTATACAATGAATGATGGACCTTTATCGCGGATGCGCATATATTCGCCATTGACCTTTAAGGCAAGTATGGCGTTGTATTTTTTGAAGTCACTGAGAGGGATCACGGTAGAGTAATCATTGAGCGCAATAACATTAATGTTCGTACCCTTCGCACCCACATAATCCATGAGTTTGTTCATTGGAACACCCTCAAACTTAGTGCGTCCATTATACCAGGGGGATGTCGTCTCGAAACTCACCATGCCCAGTTTTTCAAGGCTGGCGAGATCAAACACTGCTTTTCCATTTTCATTCGTATTTTCTATATTACCGTAAATCGTTAAAATGGGTTTACCAACTGGTTTTGGCAGATCGCCAGCCCAGGTTACACTTTGTACCAGACAGCATAACAGCAGTAGGGTTAATCGCATTTTGGCCTCCACTTTTTAACAGAAGTATAAGAATTATAATTTAGATATCACACTAGTTGATATATTTTGTTGAGTAGCAAGGTTTTTTAGAGTTTGCATTGACATAAAATCAATAAAATCAGCGCGTTAGGTTGTGATGATGCCAGGGTGTTTGGCAGTCTAAGAACGCTCAAATTTTTGAGAAAAGCTTAAGCAGCTTGCATAACCTCTCTTGTGTTTAAAAAACGATCGCTTTTATTGATTGTTATTATCTCATACCACTGATTTTACCGATGATGAAAACGACGAGCGTGCAAACGCTCAGTGCCAGCCGTTCGTGGGTATAGCCTGCGGAAGTGACGCGGCCAGTGCTGTTAATCTGTACAAAATTTGTTCATGTGAGGTGAGGAGGCATAGGATAAGATTTTCCTGGCAGGGGGAATAGTGTCCTGCCGTTTTGCCCAGGCCATCAAACGCGCTAAAAAGGTGACCGCCTGCGGACTGAGTTTTTTCTTGTGCGATGGCAGAAAATGTAAATAATAAAGAGAAGGGGGGATATATTAGCGATGAGATAGTCAGTTACGGTTTCAATCTGTGTCTGAATAATTGCCTGATTTTTTGACGCATCTTCCATTGGGAATCTTTTATTTTTTTATTACCTTTGGTCCGATATTTTTCCGTGATTGTTAAAGGGTATGCGTTAACGTGTTCTGGTTGTCCTGTCCGCTGTTAACAAATATAAAGAAGCTGCTGTCATTCACTCTATCATTAGGGGGGCTTTTGGGGGATTTATTCCAAATTGTCATTGCATGACTTTTCCTGCGGCCTTCTTGTAAATAAACTTTCGCCAGGAGTGTGGCATAAGTATAGGTCTCTATATTCGAAGCCGGAAACTTGAAAAAGCCGCGCATATGCTCAGACATACGCAGCTCTCTGTTTCAGATATATTCACGATGTTAGGCTACGAGGAGCCGTCAACGTTCAGCAGAGCGTTCTCGAATCAATATGGACTCTCCCCAACCAAATACCGTGAGCAGGCTAAAAAAAGTCACTACATGAATGGATTGTCGATGTTGATTACTGAAGTGACGCGCGACTAATCCTTAGAAGCTCTGAGAGGCAAGCGCCATAAATCATAGCGTTCTTCTCCGGATTTAACGACTCCCGCGAAGTGATCATTGAGACTACTCGAGGTAAATATCAGATCCCCATTCGGACGGATTGCCGGCGTGTCTGGCCAGTGGACGTCTTCGTTTGCCGCAATCAGCGACATGGAAAGGGTCTTAGGATCGTATCTGACGATACCATTGCGTGTGACATCGGTAATGTATAGGTTACCTTTTTCATCTGTCACAATACCGTCGGTATTGCCTCCCACTGTACCTAAATCGCGGATCTGTTCGGCGATTTGCGCATCGGCTGAAGCTGGCTGCCTCAGTATCGCGGTTGGTACCGCATACGCGCGCGTGCCGGTTGTCACCGTCCAGTACAGCGTGCCCGCATCGGGAGAAAGTGCAATACCATTGATTCCAATCAGTAATGGTTTACCAGGCCATACTTCAGCCCCGTGTGAGACGACGTTGACGCCTGGCTCAATTTGCAGTGCAGGGTGACGATCGAGCACGCGCCGGGCCTTGCCGCTGGCGAAGTCTACGACAATAACCCCTACACGGTTTTCCGGTGCACTCCGCGAGCCGCTGTCGGAGATATAGGCGACACGGCGGTTCTCATCGACAACCACATCGTTAAGGAAGCTGGCCTTGCGGTCCGCTACGCCATCCAGGGCGATACGTTTAATGGTTCGGCCAGAGTTGAGATCCAGCACGACCAGTTTTTGTGACCCCACGGGGGATTCCGTTTCCCCTGCAACAAACCCCATATCCAGCGCCCATAGCCAGCCGTTTTTACGGTCAACATAAAAGCCGAGTACGTTGCGCAGGTTCTGTTCGGGAGCGGAATTCACCGCATTCCCATCGCGGGACGGAAATGCCGTCAGGCGGGCAGGGCCGGACTGTACCGCCGTATCCAGAATGCTCAATGTCGCGGGAGCCGCAGCTGAAACCAGCCGGGGCGTGCTGACAAAGGCCCGGCCCTTTGCATCAAAGTGGATACCCGCAATAGGGGCATTGACCGAACCGGAAAACGTCGCAGGTATCTGTCCTTTTCGAGGGGTATCCCAGCTCACACCGGTGTAGCTTCGCCAGCGCTCCAGAGGCGCGTGGTTCGCCGCGTTGACAACACTCGGGAAAGAGAACAACGCCGCCATAGCGATGGCGGGCAAAATAAGGGGGCGGTTGAACATTGACAGGCTCCAGTGGCACGTTCAGGTGATGAATGTAGGCCACTTTACTCATCGCCCAACGGGAGATAAATTAGCCAAATTGAAAAAGATTTGTTCCTGAGAGAGCAAAATGAGCCGGAAATTT